GGGTATCAATCAAGAGTTGCCCGTTGGCGAGTGGCGAACGGTAACGAGTGCCGCAAGAAAACTTTACTGGAACGTGGGCGTGGTCAACGGGGCCATCGACCAGCGTGCGTTTCTGACCGTTGGAAAGGCAATGCGCCCAATATTCACGGGCGCAGATAAGGAGTGGGGCAAGCAGGCTGAAGCCTGGCTAAACGACTGGATGCAGATTTGTTACGTTGACGGCTCATCGTGGTGGGATGGTTTGTTTCTTGAATCCGTTGCCATTGATCGTGACGGCGACATGCTCACAGTTCTGACTCAGACCAAAACGGGCTTTCCGCAGTTGCAGCAGATTCCATGGCATCAGATGGGCGTGCGCGACCTTATGACGGGGCCGTTGCAAGATGGCCCATACGCAGGCCTTGAGATGGTCAACGGCGTAATCCTGTCTCCGCTCGGGCGGGCTGTTGCGTATCGCGTGCTGGGCAAGACGCCTGAGCAAGACCGCGACATTCCATCTACTGCCGCGCAGCTCACCCGAGATCCGCGTGAGACGGGACAGGCCCGAGGCATCACGGCGCTGGCTCCGGCCATCCTCGACTTGCGCTGTTTAGCGACGCTCGGCAATGACATCCGCGTAGCGTCGCAGATGGCAGCTAAGATCGGACTGGTCGTTACCAATCAGACAGGCGTGGCAGACGTTAGTGATCCTGCTTACGCGCTGGCAGACTCCGCTTCGATCAATCCGACTGGGATTCGTATGGAGCAAATGCAAGGCGGGACGATTCAATATTTTCAACCAGGCGAAAACGTAACGCAGCTCAAATCTGAAATACCGTCCGAGGCGCAAGACCGCTTGCAGGAACGACTTATAAAACAGGCGTGCCTCGCAATGGGCTGGCCTGTTGAGTACGTCTGGGGGCTGGATAAAATGGGAGGGGCCAACGCCCGCATTGTACTCGAGCAAGTCAACCGCGTGACGGCTGATCGGCATCAATACCTTTCGCAACAATGCAAGCGTCGGTGTGCTTTTGCAGTGGCGCGGGCCGTTGAACTCGGGCTGCTGCCACCGTACAAGGGAGCCGATAAGGACAGGGGTGGTGCGTATCAGTTCCGTTTTACGTCGCCTCCACGCCTTACCGCTGACAGCGGCTACGCCTCGCGAGACGCTATTGAAGGCTATCGTGCCGGCATGCGCTCAATGTCTGAGATTCTTGGTGAGGGCGGGCTAACGATTGACGAACACCTCGACGCTATCGAGCAGGATGAGCTTGCGATCCGGGCACGCATGGAACGCAGCAACCTGCCTCGCTCTGTATTTGGGATCCTCACACCTAACGGCCAACCGCCTGACATGTTACCAACGCCATGAGTTTTTCACGCATTATTTCTAAAGTCTACGGCGAGCCGTGGTTTATCTCGCCCGCTGGATTTGCAGCTATTGACCGCATACTTCGCCCGCGTATCAACGGCGATTACGAGGAAATGCCGGACATGAGCATGATGGTAAATCCTCGCGAGCCGATGAGCATTGATGCTAACGGCATCGCTCGCATCGAGATTTGCGGCACGCTGGCGCGTGATATTTCGATGATTGAAAAATGCTGTGGTGCAACTGATTATGAAGACATCGAAGATGAACTGGAACAAGCCATGGATGCACGCTGCCGCGCAATTTGGCTGGAGATTGATTCTCCCGGCGGTGCTTGTAATGGCAATTCTGAAGTGGCCGACAAGCTGCAAGCCATAAGCCGCCAGATACCTACGCTAGCCTACACCGACGGGCTAGCCTGCTCGGCGGCGTATAATATCGCCGTAAGTTGCCGCGAAGTCTGGGCATCCCCGTCTGCCACGGTCGGCAGCATTGGCGCAATCATTCCGTGGGTCTCGACGACCGCTATGTGGGCAGAGGAAGGCATGGAGTGGGATCCGATCACTAACGCCGAGGGCGATCTGAAAGGCGCAATGATGGGGCCGGATCTGACTGCGGCTCAACGCGCATCTCTGACCGAGTATGTGCAGGATAATTTCAACTTATTTCGCGACAACGTATTGCGCAACCGCAACGTCCCAGCCGAGGCTATGCGCGGGCAAGCGTTCCTTGCGGGACGTGCGTTGCAAAACAAACTAATTGACAAGGTAGCCACTGAAGAACTAGCCTACGCACGACTACTCGCACTCATCCGCTAGCTCTGTCTCCTCGCCATCCCGACGCCGTACAGTTTAACCGCTGTGCGGCGTTTTGCTTTACATCGGGCGCTTAGGTATGGATCTGCCTAATACCTTAGCTGAGGCGCTCGAGGCGCTGACCGCCGCCCGTGCTGACGCGCAGGCACTCGACACGCTGACTGCCGAGCATAACGAAACCGTTAACGCGCTGATGGCTGCTCAATCCAATTTGTCCGCCGCAGTCGTGAGTTTTGAAAAACTGACTGCCGAGCATAACGACCTTCTTGCTAAGTTTGCAGCCGCTGAGTCTGAAGCGTCCGCCAAGGCTAACGCGATCGTAGCAAATCTTGGCGTGGAGCCTGTTGCAATCATTGCCGCTGAAGGCGCACCAAAAACAGCCAAGGAACTTTGGGCCGAATACGCAGCGCTTCCCGTCGAAGCTCGCAACCAGTTTTACACGAAGCATCGTGACATCCTCCGCAGCTAAACCACTCTAACTAGAATACTTATATGTCCAACACCATCGCAGGCGTAAATCTCGCACAGATCGCACAGGAGTCGCTTCCTGAACTCAAAGCTTTGTTTGCACCACTGAACGGCATCACAACGGATTTCTCCTCGGAGATTGCCGACCGTGGCGCATCCATCACGACTCGTTACCCTGTTAACGTGTCCGCCCAAAATCTCGCTGACGGGTTTGCTCGTACTGGCGTTGAGACTGTTGCAAAAAGTATCAGCCTCGATAGTTACCCCGGGTTTGTCTATGGCTTCAATGATTTGGAGCGTTCCAAGTCCTCGATCAACCTGAATGACTTGTTCATCCAACCTGCTATGCAAGCTGTTGGCACAAGCGTATTTAGCGCATTGTGGAATCTTGTAACTGCAAGCAATTTCGACGCCACTCCGTTGACTTCGACGGCGGCTAACTTTGATCGCAACGATCTTGCTGACCTTAGGGCTCAGTTAAACGTGCAGGGCGCTCCTCAGCAGGGCCGCGCTGTATTGCTGTCGCCAGCGTATTTCGCGAGCCTGCTCAAGTCGCTCAACACGGCTGAGTTCCCCGGCTTTATCCGCGAAAAGACCGAAGGATTCATTCCTCGCGTTGCTGGGTTTGATGTTTATGAGTCGACACTCGCAGACACAAACAGTGAGTACCTGCAAGGGTTTGCGTTTCACAAATCGGCGTTGCTAATGGCTGCTCGTAGCGTTAACGCTGACGGGGCTGTCCAGATGGGCGCTGAAATCGCTGACGTTGTGATTCCTCAGCTCAATCTCCCTGTGCAAATGCGTCGCTTCTATGACGTTAACACGGCGGAATTGGTCTACAGCTTCGGCGTCCTTTACGGAATCCAAAAGGGCCGTCCTCAGATGGGCGTGCGTATTGTTTCCCAGTAGTCCTTAACTGGGGCGGGGGTTTAATCGCCTCCGCCCCTTTTTGAATTATCCAATTATGAGCGCAAAACTGACAATCGTTACCCGCGACAACGAAATCATCCTGACCTCGGACAATTATGGCGAGGCCGTGGAGCTTTACAAATCTTGCGACGACGCCGGACTGATTCGGCTTTTTGTTTTAGCTGAACCTGACCGCGAGAAGCGCAACAAGCCGCAGCCTGTGGCACTTACGCCAAAACGGAAACGCGACTAATGGGAATGTGGTTTGACACCGCAGCTAACGCACTTGCCCAGTCCTTGGACTTTATGGGCGAGGAGTTTGATTATCTCGGACAGACTTATCGCGGCGTGATTAACGAAACCAACACCTCGGAAGTGCTTAACTTTGGCGGGTTTGAAACGCACATCAGCTGCGAGATTTACATGCAAAAGCGTGGCTTTCCAGTACCGCAAAAAGGCGACCGTCTGACTATCCGTGGGATTGATCGCCGCATCGTGCGTACCGCAGATCATCCGACTGCGTGGAGCATCTACTTGGAGGACGTGTCCCGATGATTG